CAACATTGGTCACCGCATCGAGATGGAAACCTGGGCTGATGGCTTGCGCCGCTACGACCGGAAGCTTGCCAAGCGCATCGAAGAAAAAGCCATTAGCGACCATGATGCCGAGCGGTATCGCATGAAGGCCGTACGCGTGATGGCTGGCAAGGCTGGCTATGTCGAAGACACCTGGTCAGACGAACGCCGCGTCAAAGCAGCAGCTCCGGTCTTCAATGCTGTCCTGGCACAGTCCGAAGTATTCGAAACTTGGACACAGACTGTCGGAAAGAAAACTGCGATACGCGTAGGGCTGACCGCTGAGGCCAGCGATGCGTTGGCGTCTATGGAATACGAAGCCAGCTGGCATGAGCCGCTGTTTGAACCGATGCTGGTCGAGCCGCGCCCCTGGGATAGCTTTGACACCGGTTGCTACTTTGATGAAGCCCTGGCTGGTGGCATTAAGCTCATCCGTAAGGCTACCCATAGCCAACGGCGCAGCGTGGCGTATCACCTGGACACACAACCGTCTGTCCCCTACATCGATGCGCTGAACGCGATACAGAAGACACCGTATCATCTTAACGACTACGTCCTGGAAGCCCTGGAGCATTGCTGGGAGAACGGCCTGAGCTTTTCGAAGTTTCCGCGTAAGGACTATGTCGAGCATGACCGAAAGCCAAGCAACTGGCAGTCCCTGGACGCTGACAACAAGCGTCTCTGGGTTGACCGGTCAAAGGCTGTCCGAGAGATGAACCGGTCGGTCGATGGTAACCGTGTAGTGATGCTGCAAGACTTGCGTGTCGCTAAGAAGCTTCAAAAGTATGAGTTCTTTATGCCTCATAACTTTGACTTCCGTGGGCGTGTCTATCCGATACCCCGCTTCAACCATCACCGAGATGACCACGTAAAAGCTTTGTTTCTCTTTGCAAACAAGAAGCCGCTGACTGAAGCCGGTGCAGCCTGGGTTGCATTCCAGGTAGCCAACACCGGTGACTTCGACAAAATCAGCAAGCGTAGCTTTGAGGAACGCCTGGCGTGGGTCAAAGATAACCATGACCAGCTGGTGGCCGTAGGCCGCGACTGGGAAGGTACGCTGGATTACTGGACACAGGCCGACAAGCCGTTTCAGTTCCTGGCTGCATGCCATGAGTATGCGAACTGGGTCGAGCATGGAGACGGCTATGAGTGCGGTCTCCCGATTGCCCTGGACGGTTCGAACTCCGGCATTCAACATTACTCAGCTGCAAGTCTGGCAGAGGATGACGGTAAGTTGGTAAACCTGATACCGACTGACGAACCCCAAGACATCTACCAGTCTGTTGCCGACCGCGTTAACGAGTTGCTGCGAGGTGACTCTAGCGAGTACGCAATGATGTGGCTAACTTTCGGCGTAGGCCGTAAGACCGTCAAACGTAACGTAATGACGTTTGGGTATAGCAGTGAAGTGCAGGGCTTCACGAACCAAATCCAGGAAGACCTGATGAACCCGCTGCGGGATGCAGTCACCGAGGGACACCTCGATAAGCATCCGTTTGATAGCAATGGGGACAATGGACAACGCGCTGCGCGTTACCTGGCAGAGAAAAACTGGGAAGCCGTCAATGAGGTTATCCAGACTGCCGGTAATGGCATGCGGTTCTTCAAAGAGCTGGCTGGGGCTTTGGCCGATGAAGGTAAGTACATGAAGTGGCAGACACCGATTGGCTTTCCGGTCGAGCAACAGTACACGCGACTGAAGACCAAGAAGCTGAAACTGTTCTTGCATGACCGCGAGTGCAACCAGCTTGTCCGCAGCCAGGTGTCTATCCGAGAATCTAATGTTGGTGTCTACAAGCAGAAGTGCAAACAGGCTGTAGCTCCAAACATCATTCACTCAATGGATAGCTGCCATCTGCTCATCACGGTCAACAATGGGCTGCTGAACGGTATCAAGGATTTCTTCTTGATTCACGACAGCTTCGCCACTGTCCCAGCTGATACCTGGGCGATGTTCGATGTTGTCCGGCACAGCTTCATAGCGATGTACAAAGACTGGTGTCTCTACCAGGACATGTACGGCTATGTGCATCAGATGCTGGCAGACCCGTCCAAGCTGAGTGACCTCGAGTTGCCAGCGAAAGGCGACCTGGATTTAGACCAAGTGGCAGACAGCATGTACTGCTTTGCGTAACAGGGGACTAACAATGGAAAACTAAAATGCACCCAAGAGAAAAAGTTCTAAACCAAATCCACTACTGCATACGTCACGAAGTAACAGTGCCGGATGAGCTGAAGGCCGAGGCCGCAGCTTGGGACATAGAGCTAGAAACAATTCGTGAAAGCCATCGAGAGACTAAGGAGAAAACTAATGGCGCAACAGAAAGCAAACTACTACCAAACTCCGCTTGGACGCGGACGATACGTGTGGCTGTCAAAGCCTGACACAAAGTACAAGAGCGATGGTGTCTATAAGACTGAGCTGATTTGCTCACCGGACGATGCCAAAGACCTCATTACGCAGCTGGCCGAGACGCAGTCAAAGACGAACTGGCAGTTCTCAGATGTGAAGCTGCCGTATAGCACTGACGATGAAACCGGCGATGTCGTGTTTAGCTTGTCATCAAACTTCGAGCCGAAGTTCTTTGACAGCCAGGGACACATCATTGAGCCAAGCAAACTGCCTTCGCTCTTTGCCGGTACACGTATGCGGATTGCTGGGACTATCACCACGTATGACGTGGGCGGTAATGTCGGCAGCGGCATCAAGCTCAACATCGGGCGCGTCCAGGTTGTCGAGGCAGTCAGCGGTGGAGCTGGCGGATTCGATGCCGTGGAAGGTGGGTATGTAGCAGACGAGGAAGAGACCTTTGAAGCACAGCCGCAACAAGCCCAGCCTAGCAAAGTTGAAACAGCAGAGGATGCAATCAACTACTAAGGTTGGCATCAAGCATGGTTTTAGAAGTGGACTAGAGGACAAGATAGCCAAGCAAATAGAGGAAGCCGGACTGCCGGTCATCTATGAGCAAGAGCGGGTCGAGTACATAGTCCCCGCAAGACCAGCTAAATACACACCCGACTTCAAGCTGCCTAAACCAGGCGGCTTTTTTTATGTCGAAACCAAGGGTCGCTGGGTTACTGCCGACCGACAGAAGCATTTGCTTTTGAAGGAACAGTTCCCTGACCTGGACATACGCTTCGTGTTCTCTAACGCAAACGCGAAGCTATACAAGGGTTCACCCACTACGTACGCGGCCTACTGCGAAAAGCATGGGTTCACGTACGCACACAAAGTGATACCCGATGAGTGGCTACACGAAGGCGACTGATGCCCCGTGTAGAAGCGAGAGCAGCCCCCTGTCAGCACCCCAACGCTGGCGGGGGGTTTTTTATTGCGTGAGGAACTAATGGAAGACGAAAGAGAGAGCCAGCTGGTGAGACACATCGGCTGCGATGAATGCGGCAGCAGTGACGGCAACGCGTTATACGATGACGGCCACCTGTACTGCTTTGTCTGCGAAAGGTACACACCGCCAGGTGAAGACACCTTCGTTATCGCGGACAGCCAACAGCGAAACAAAGATTTATTACCAGGCGAATACCGCGCCTTGCCAGCCCGTAAGCTGACACTCGAGACGTGTCGGAAGTTTGGCTACCAGGTCGGTATGCTTGGAAAGACACCGGTGCAGATTGCGAACTACCGCGATGCGACCGGTGCGGTAGTCGCGCAGAAGACACGCGATGCCAACAAGAAGTTCTCAATCCTAGGCGACAGCAAGGCCATGACCTTGTTTGGTCAGCACCTATGGAACAAGGGAAAGCGACTGGTCATCACCGAGGGTGAGATTGATGCCATGAGCGTCAGTCAGCTCCAGGGAAACAAGTGGCCGGTCGTGAGTCTGCCTAACGGCGCACCGTCAGCAAAGAAAGCTCTGATGGCGCAATGGGACTGGCTTAACAACTTCGAAGAACTGATACTTCTGTTCGACAGCGATGATGCCGGACAGAAGGCTGCACAGGAATGTGCGGACGCCTTACCAACTGGCAAATGTAAAATCGCATTGCTTCCCTCCAAAGATGCGAACGAATGCCTTGTCAGCGGTAACGGCGGTTCAGTTATCGATGCCGTTTGGCAAGCGCGAGACTATCGCCCCGATGGCATCGTTGCAGCAGCCGACCTCAGAGATGTGATTAGTGTGGATGACGCTGCATCATCCATTGCTTACCCGTACTCCCAACTGTCGCAAGTTACTAAAGGCTTGCGTTTGGGTGAGCTGGTCACACTCACAGCTGGTTCTGGGGTCGGCAAGTCAACGCTTGTCCGTGAGATTGCCTACGACTTGCACATGAAGGGCGAGAAGCTCGGCATGATTATGCTCGAGGAAAGCAACAAGCGGACGCTGCTTGGCCTGGTAGGGCTGCACCTGAATAAGAACATTGTCGTAGACCGTTCGCTGTCTACCGAGGATGAAATCATTGAGGGCTTCGACCAGGTCTTTGGCAAGGGCAAGGATGTCTACCTGTACGACCACTTCGGCTC